ACCACAGAAAATGATGAGTATAAGCACAGCCAAAATGGAAAATTTTAACCCACCAATGAAATGAAAACAACTTAAACAATAAAACAATGGCACGACCAAGAAAACCAACAGCAATAAAAGAATTGCAAGGAACCTTAAGAAAATGCAGAGAAAACAAAAACGAAATTAAGCCAACAATCGCGCTAACACTTGCCGAACCTGAAGGATTAAATAAATGGGCAAGTATGCTATGGAATCAAATTTCAGGCGAATATTTGAGCAGCGGATTAATAACTAATTTGGACCATTCAAGTTTACACGCCTTATGTAATGAATATGGAACCTACAGAGAGGCAAGTGAAATAGTAAAAAACAATGGACTATTAATCAAAATGGATGTTTATTCCTCAAAGGGAAATTTAACGGGGACCAGGTTTGCAGCTAACCCACTTATAAGAGTTGCAAACAATGCCTTTAAAAATTATAAATGCCTATGCACAGAATTTGGCCTCACTCCTGCAAGCAGAGGAAAGCTAAGCATCCCCGAGCCAAAAGAGTTTGATCGGTTTGCAGAATTCGACATTTAACCACAACTTTAAATGTTGTTTCTATTGGCTAAAATCTGGCAATAAAACCCAAAATTAAAACATGGCTTATGTATATCGAAATGTACATAAGGATGAAATAAAAAAGCCTTAAACACTTGACTGACAGCGTTTAAGGCTTAAATTTGAGTAGTCCCTGAAGGACTAATTTTATCTATTCAAAAATAGTTAAATACATTGCTTTTCAGTCACTTAAAGCATTTATGTATAAAAGCAAATAGATATGTATATACAATTTTATGTACATAAATATGTAAATAGCTATCTTTGATGCATGGGAAAAGCAAAAGTAAAATTTCAGGCTGGGGTTAAAGGCAAGGAAGGCATAAGCATAAATTTAGTTATTACGGGTTTGGCCAACTTATCAAACTCATTAAAAAATACCAGATATGTAACAACCACTGGAATCTATTTAGAAAACTTCAGCATGGTTGAAGAAAACAGAAAGCTTAAAACAATTCTTTTAAGTGTAGAAAAGCTATTTTTAAAAAAAGAACTAGATAACCAACTTGGAGAAATTACAAGGGAGGACATAAGAAACATTATTGCGGAGGAAATGCAAACAGATGCAAGCAGAATAAAAAGAAATGCATCGGACAAGAATTTGAAGCGCTTTGTTGGCAAGAATGATATTGAGTATTTTGCTAAAATTGACAGCTTTTTTGATTGTTTAAAACTATACATCGAAACAAAAGGAGGCTATTATTTAAGCATAAATAATAACGATGTAAAGGAAGGCACACTAAAAGACTTTAGATCCCTAGAAACGCACATAAAGACCATTAAAAAGGATTTATTAATATCGGAAATAGACCAGGCCTTTTTAAATAAAATAGAAAAGTACTTTAATACTTTATCAAAAAGCAGTTATGTAAAATATCTGAAGTCATTTAAACGCGTTTTAAAATTTGCGGCAAAAAGAAAGATTGGATTATCTGAAAGTACCTTCTATGAAGAAATAAAGCCAGACCTTAGTAATATTGAGGAAGTTCAAACTGAAAACATCTTCACCCTATCAAAAAAGGAACTTAAACAATTTTACACATTTAAGTCCTTCGACAAAATAAGCAACCCAGTTAAGGCCGAAATTTCAAGAGATATTTTTATTTTTCTATGCATGACTGGGGTTAGAATTTCAGACCTTCAGGCGGCAAAAAAATTTAATGTAGAAGGAATTGAGCAAATATCCTTTATAGCAAAAAAAACGGATGCAGTCTGCAATATACCATTGAATAAAACAGCGCTGGAAATAATAAACAAATATGCATCCATGCCTTTTAAGGGTGCAAATAAAGGGTTATTACCAGCCATTGCGGACCAAGCTGTAAACGATAATTTAAAAGAGATTGGAAAGGCTTTAAACTGGAATGACCAAACACCACTTTGCACAATGAAAACCAGCGACACAAAGAAGAAAATGGACCAAACCGAATTAAAATATAATAGATTAATGACTAAGGTAGGCAGAAAAACTTTTGCAACCTTGCTGGATGATGAAGGTTTTGAAGGACCAGCCCAAATAATGATGGGATATAAGCCAAAAGGGATGTTTCACAAACACTATTCAGACAAAAAGAAAATGATGCCTAAACTTTTAAAGGCCGTTAAAACATTGGAGGTGTAAAATGCAATTAATTGATAAAAAAGCAGATGTTATAAATGCCATAAAACAATATCTGGCAAACGATGATGAAGAATTAACGAATTTCTTAAATGAATTAATTCGACGCACCGAAAAAGTAAAACCTAACATTATTTCTGAAGGTATTAAATACAATAAGGATATCGAAACTTTTGGCAAACTAGATAAAGAATCTAGCTATAAAAATAACATATCAATTGTTATTAATGGAATAAGCATTGAAATTCAATCTGACTACTTTAAAAAGAATATATTAGACCAAGTTTTTAAGCATTATGGCAATGGAGCCTATAATTTTGGTGAAAAACCAAAAACGATTGAAGCAACACAAGTTCAAATTTTCAAATTCATTTGTATTTTATCATTACATGAATTGAAGTGGAAAAAACACTATGAAGGAGATGAGAAAAATCAAAAAAAAGTGATTAAGAAAATATGGGCGCTATGTGTTGAAAACACTGGATTAAAACCGTTTTCAAAGCCTACATTTAACAAGTATTGGAACAAAATGTAAAGCAATGAACCTAAATAGGGTTTATAAGTTTACAAACCTTATTACTTTAATATCTATATATAGATTTGTGCCTGAATAAATACAAAGAAATATGGCACAAACATTTTTGACCAGAAAACAACTTGCAGAAAACTTAAAATGCAACATCCAAACAATTTACCGACTAGAAAGAACGGGTAAAATTAAATCTTACAAAGTAACGCCTGAAAGCAGGCCGCGCTATTTGTTGGAGGAAGTTTTAAAAACAATGGGTATCAATTTAAATGATGCACCCAATACAATAATATTGGAAAGGGCTGAAAATGCTTAATCCAAAATATTTAGACGTGGCCGATCTTGCGAAGCTGGCAGAAGTCAAACAAGAATTTATTATCAAATTATGCTGCAATGAAAAATTGCCATTTTTGGGAGTTGCTATTGAGCCAATTTTTTTACGCGACAATTCAGAATTATTACTAAATATAATTAAGGCAGAAAACAGCGATTTAAAGCCAGTTATCGACATTCATACGGGTTTATTCTACCCGAGCGCAAAAGATGCAGCAGATAGCATTGGAATGGGCGAAAATGACCTTTTACGAATGTTAGAAGGTTGTGCAAGAAATATTTCACCATTTAGAAAAGGTTAGGAGGCAATAAAATGAAGTATGATAATTTTAGTGACCTATTCTATGAGAAAAGTTTATTCCTGCCAATCGCCAGAACAAACGAGCCCAAAAACATAAGCGAGTATTATGTTATAATAGTTGGTTTTGGTCCCAATGCTGAAAAACGATTTATAAAAAAACCAAAAGAGCAGAAAGGGCGTAAATAATGAAAAGCTATCTGCAGTTTGATTTGCCCAAAATAAAACCGCTTTCACTTGCTTTAAACAAAAAAAATCAAAGTGATTTCGACAATGAATTGAGGCGCTTGTTATGTTTTTGTATCTATTCTTTCAGCACAAAATTAGAAATGGACGGGCAAAGTACTAAAAACGCATTAACCCAAGTAATTTATAGATTTAATGCAAAGTGCTTGCCTTATTGGTTAGATGAAATTTGCGAAGATGTAGGACTTTCAGATGATTATTTTGGTGGCTTTATTGGAATAAATAGTCAAGTGTATGAACCAGATGAGGATGAACTTAGAAGCCTATATAATCAAATTTCAGAAAGAGGCAGATTAAATGATTTTTCTCAATGGTATAGGATAAACCAAGCACTTGAACAAGTGAACATTAATTCCAAGGTAAGTAATTTATACGAAGATATTTCAGGCCGATTTTGCGAGGTAATAGCATGGAAAACTGACAAGACACAGCCACTAATTAAGCTACCAATAAGCGCGCTGTTTTGCTTTTATAGGGGTGAAATAGATGCATATTCTCTTGTCATGGCAATGGCAATAAGTACAACGGGAAAAGGCGAAATCTACACCACGAATAAAGAACATATTATTTGCAGAATGCTAGGTTTTATTAGTGTTAATGCAATGAATGAAGAACTTGAGATTAACCAGGGTTTAGGGAAAATTTATTCTCAATTTACTAGATATAGGATTGATAAGTCCTTTGATGAATTAAAAGCTACTGAGATTATAAAGGGCTATTCAACCACCTATTCAAATGGATTTAAACAAAGCTTTAATATCAGTTTTACAATACCCCAAAACGCCCTAGATATTGAGATTAAACGGAGAAAGCTAAAATACATAAATAAGAATAAAATGAATGTTGATAAGAACAAAGAAGTGCCACTAAAATAAGCACATTAATAACTGACAAAAATCAACACATTAATAACTATCAGCACATTAAAGAGACTATTATATAAAGAAACTAAATATTAAAAGAAGCTAAATAATAAAAGAACTTAGGTTGAAATAATTCAACCCTCTTTTTTTTTCTTTTCAATGATTAATTAAGAATCAAATGCAAATACATTTTATACTAATCGGAATTTATGCAGGTGCTTTGATAGCTGTTATTGTTATCTGGCTAGGTAGTAAAAACAAATATTGAAGGTGAACAAGTTTGTGAAGGCACTCATATAAATATATTTAACTATGTAAATAGTTGATTATGAGTAACATACCCTATATCGGGTGCAGGTCTCTTGCATGGTGCAGCCTCAACCACAGAAAATGATGAGTATAAGCACAGCCAAAATGGAAAATTTTAACCCACCAATGAAATGAAAACAACTTAAACAATAAAACAATGGCACGACCAAGAAAACCAACAGCAATAAAAGAGCTGCACGGAACATTAAGAAAATGCAGAGAAAACAAAAACGAAATTAAGCCCACTATTGCGCTAATATTAACCGAGCCGCAAGGGTTTAATGAATGGGCAAGAATGCTATGGAATCAAATTTCAGAAGAATATTTGCGAATTGGATTAATTACAAACATGGACCTTTCAAGTTTGCAGGCCTTATGTAATGAATATGGAATTTATAGAGAGGCAAGCGAATTAATAAAGAACCAAGGCCTTTTAATAGAGGTGAACGTATATTCTACAAAGGGAAATTTAACGGGCACCAGACATATTGCAAACCCTCTTTTAAGAGTTGCAAATAATGCTTTCACAAATTATAAAAGCTTATGCAATGATTTTGGCTTAACGCCTGCAGCGCGAAATAAAATAAGCATCCCCGAGAATAAAGAGTTTGACCGGTTTGCCGAATTCGATTAACCCAGAAAATGAGAATTGAAAATCTAACTACTACCCAAAAGCAAAATATTTGCTACATGGTGACAGCTTACGTTTGTAGTTTACAAGGGTTAAGCTTAGAAGCAATTAGAAAGGGTTTGAGGTTTAAAGAAACTTTGGCAGCCAGAAATGAAGCAATAAGTTTAATCAATGATTTGCTACCCTATGAGTATAGAGCGCAGGCGGATTTTTTTAATTTGAGCGAATCAACAATAATAAACATCATAAACACTAATATAAGTAACCCGAAAGCATTGGAAACATTGAGAAAAATACTCAACATATAGACTTATTCCATAGGTATTTTTGAATAAAAAATATTACAATGGAAAATTTTTCAATAAGTCAATTTTTACGGACCGAAATAGAACAAGGCGAGCATAACGGCGCCAATGGTTCAATAATTGCAGAAATGCGCAAAAACAGCTCAAATTTGCCAATGATTAGCGGAAAGCTAATCCCAATGAGCGCAATGTTTGAAAAACGAACATTAGACGCTGCAAATCAAATCCCCACTAAGGTTTCAAGATATTGGAACAGCTTGCAACCAAATGATTTTTTAATTAAAGCAGGGGTTAATGTTTATGACAATTTAACTGCAAACGAGCGAATCCCCTCGGGTAGTGGTTTTACATTAGAATGGCCAGGAATTACGGGCTCCTTAAGTTCAGAAGTTACCCAGCGAATTTTGGCGCAACCAGATGAATCTTATAGAGTCGGTGGAATGGTTGAAATATCAGCTACCTTATTAAAGACAAACCCCGAATTAATCGACAGCTATGTTAAAACGGAATTTGCAAAGGCCTTTAAAGCTGAATTAGCAAGGGTTTTATTATCTGGCAGCAATGCATTAAACGAGCCTCAAGGCGTTTTAAACACGCCCGAAATTGCAGTAAATACTTTCGATACAATACCAAATTATGCTGGCTGTTTGGGTATTGAAAAGGCCTTAAGCCTTGCAAATGGCATAAATGATTATACTTATTGCGTAATGAGCCCAAGCATGGCATTTCATTTAAGGGGTGCATTATCTGGCATAAGCTCAGGAGATGCAGCATATAAGGATAAATTATTCCTTGGAACCTATCCAGTCACGGTTTCAAATTCGGTCCCAGTTAACACCCTTTTTTTAGGTGACTTTACCCGTTCATCATTGGGATTGCATGGAGTTGGAAAAGAGGCAATACTTGACATTTTTATTGATGACTTTACCCAAGTTAGGCGCGGTGCCGTTTTGGTTTATTTCAATGCTTATGTAAGTACTCAATTACAGCCGCAAGCCTTCGCAGTTTATAAACAAAAAATTTAAATCATGACTAAACTTATAGAGCACGCAGACAATGAACGAAATATTAAGGACCTTGTTTATTTAGAGCATAGATTTTCAAGGGCTGTAAAAGAAGGTAGGTCCCAAACAGAAGCTTTTGAGCAAGTGCGCAAAATTACGAGCAAATTTGCTTCACTTAAAGAATTCAAAATGGAATTAAAAAAGCATTCGATTAAAGAATAAAGTATTATTCACTATATCAAAAATAATGGCGCCTTCAATTATTGCCGTTTTTCGTTTTCATCCTTTAAACCCTAGCCTATAAAGCTGGGGTTTTTTGGTTTATATGGTCGCTCACATAATCCTTAATAAAGAGGTTGAAAATAAAAAGCACCTCATAATTAAATGAAGTGCTCAATATTTTTGTCAACTTTTTTGTCAACATTTACTTGTAAACCTCTGTTTATCAAGCCTATTTGCGGTGCGGACGGGACCTGAAAGCTCATTTTATCTAATTTCATTTAACACTAAAACTCACATAATCAACACAATGTTGTTAAATGGTATTAACTAATATTAAATACTTTTTAGTATTATTGTCAATATAATTGTCAATAATATGTCGTTCAATATTTCACTATACCCACTTAAACGAAGTGCCACAGAAAAAACAGCCATTTATGTTTCAATAAGTGACGGACAAAAACGTCTAAGATTTGCCTCGGGAATTAGTGTCCCAATAAAGGCGCTAATAAAAATTAAACGGACTGATGAAAACAAAAGCTTTAAAGGCCGTAAGCTATTAAATCAAACTCATGAGAATTACTTTTTATATAATGATGCTCTTAAAAATGTAGAAAAAAGCATTACTGAAATTTATTTCAGACTAGGAATTCAAACTTCACTTGAAGCTGTTAGGGATTTATATTATAAGGAACATACCAAACGCCATTCAGATAATAGACTACTTGAGGCAGTACTATCCGAATTCATGGCAGCCAACCCAGATTGGACAGAAGGAACAAGGCAGGTGTATAAGTCACTTCAAAAGCATTTAGTTGAATTTAGGCCCGAGCAAGAAATAAGCACATTTAATGAATTGGTAGTGGATGAATTTATTAAATATCTTGAAGGGCAAGGAATGATGAATTCAACATCAAACAAATATTTGAAAAGTATTAAGGCCTTTATGCGGTGGGCTATTAGTCATGATTATATAAGGATTAAAGCAAATTTAAGCACCATTAAACCAAAGGATAAAGGCAAAGCTTGGAAGGTTGCATTAACTTATTTTGAATTAGAACAACTTATAAGCGCTGAACTTGAGGAAAGATTGGATAAAGTTAGAATTGTGTTTGCCGTCCAATGCATGAGCGGGCAAAGGTTTAGTGATGCAAATAAAGTAATAACTTTAAATTCAATTTCTACAACCTTAATTCAACAAAAAACCCAGGATTCAGTAACAATCCCAATGCACCCAAAATTAAAAAAATATTTGGAAGCTGCTTTTAAAAAGTACCCCCAAGGCATTGCAGAAATAAGCAACCAAAAAATGAATATTTATCTTAAGGAGTTATTCAAAAAAATTGGTTTAGATAGAGAGGTTTCAAGGGTTGTAAGCAAGGGCAAAAGTAAAGTAATTGAAAAGGCAAAAATTTATGAAGTAATAGGAACCCATGACGGAAGGCGGACTTTTTGCACCATGTCCTACTTTCAAAAAATAGCACCTGCAATTATAATGCAGGTATCTGGCCATAAAAAAATGGCAACCTTTATGGAATATATTGTTATTGAAGATAAAGAAACTCAGGAGGCATACAGCAAATGGGAGTAATAATAAAACGAATTGGGGACCAGTTCAGTAATTTTGATGAGGATTTTAAACCAAACATTTTCTTTTCAAAAGGTTTATTAGAGAAAATGCAAAGCTATAATTTAAGGCAGTTTACATATGATTTACAGATTACAAACATTGAAGAGGTTGAATTGGAATTAGATTCAATTCTCAAGGATTATGAATTTAATGAAGCAATAAGTAGTAAAGAACTTGTATATATTTATACTTTTTGTGAATGTAATTTATCAAATTCAGAATTGGCAAATGAATATAAATCCTATATGAAAATAAAGGAAATGATTGAATTATTAAACCAAGAATTGCATAGTTTTAAATTTACCCTTAATGGGAAAACTTTCGATTTTGGTTATGATACAAGGAATGAATTAAGGTTCAAAATTGCGATAAAACAAGCATTAGATGGATTCAAAAACGAGTTAAATTATTATATTGGCTATGAACCCAATGAAACAAGAGGACGCCTAAAAAATGATAAAAAAATAAAGGCCGTGCAAGCATTAAATATCCTTTTTGACCAAACTAAGAAAAAAGGTAAAAATTATGGTTCAAAAAATCAACTTATTGGGCGAATAGTTTCTATTTTCGGTTATATAGAAAGCAAAGAAAATTATGAAGATTATGAAGACACCATTAATGGTATTTTACAAAGGTCAAAATAAAGTCATTCTTGAAAGCATTCTGACCATAAATAAGGGTTAAATCATGTAATAATTTCGCGACCATGATTAACCAATTACATTTACCAGAGGTTGAGCAAAGACTCAAACTACTTGAAAACGCAGTGCGCACATTATGTAGCACTTTATCAACTTCGCAAAAATCCTTCAATGATGAGGTCCTACCAATTAAGGAAATAATTGGCAAAGGCAAGCTAATGAGCGCGCCAACTTTTTACAAACACGTTAAATCTGGCAAAATTACCTTATTAAAATTAGGAGGTAGAAGCTATGTAAAACAAGAAGATTTTTACAAAGTATTTAAAGAAATTGACAGAAGCGCGCAAAAATTGGAAAGGGCTGAAAATGCTTAATCCAAAATATTTAGACGTGGCCGATCTTGCGAAGCTGGCAGAAGTCAAACAAGAATTTATTATCAAATTATGCTGCAATGAAAAATTGCCATTTTT